AACTTGAAAGAACAATTGACATAGGTATAGATGGGCAATTCCAAGAAATCACAATTGAGCTTGAGCGTTGGCGTTCAAGAATTACAGTATTTGCCCCATTGCTTGACGATAGCGAGCAACAGGCTTATAGGATGGCGCTAAGAAAACGTCTTAATCAAATGCAAGAAGCCGGAATAATTAATGGAACACACGAAGCTTGGCACGCAATGATGCAAGTCAATTCATATTTTCCAGTAATTTATTCCGCCAATGTCATGACTGTGCACAAATCACAAGGCAGCACTTTTGATTATGTTTTTATTCACAAAGATGTGCAAGAATGCAGGGCTGACTACAGCAATGCCCTGCTATACGTTGCCACTACACGGGCAAAAAAAGGTCTTTATTTTTGCAATGGTTGAAGTAAGGCGCGAGCATCAGCGATGACGGCATCAGCGCGTTCGCGTGTCCATGCGCGGTAGTGGATGCAGTGGTTGGTGAAGAGGTGGATAAATTCAGCGAAGTGGCGTGCTGTCTCGATGTTGGGACGCTGTGCGTGGCCTAGGTGAAGGCAGTAGAAGTCTTTGAGCTGTTCGTCGGAAGTCATGGCGTGATTGGCTGTGCAGGTTAATGGTGGCGGGGCTTGGGGGCGATCAGATCGGGTCTGTTGCAATTCGTAACGCATCGGGGACAGAGCGTGCGACGCCTGCGATGCCACCTGCTGCGAGGACGGCTGCTTGCCAGTTGCGCTGCTGTGGTGTGACGCGCCCGGTGGGGGTTTTGACCTCGATGCTGGTGAAGACGGCTAGGCGCTGACCGACATGCTCCGGGCCGATCGTGATGGTGCGCCAGCCGATGAGATCAGCGGAGCCCTTGGCAAGGCCGAAGGTGACCAGCCTGCCGGTACGGGGGTCGGGGAGCGAGCCGACCTGGTTGCGGAAGATTCGGGCGCTAGGGATGGTGCCGAGTGCTAGGCGGATTTCTTGTTGGAGGGTGGTCTCGGCGTTGGCCATTATTTCAACCCGCGAGCGTAGAAGACGTGTTTCGCCCAGCCGATTGGATTTTGCATACCACGTTGCTGACCGATGTGTATCAATTCTTTCAGGCTACGGGCTGTGCCTTGCTGGCGACGTTGGGTGCGGCGCTCGAGTTCTTGGAGTTCACCGTCTCGTTGCTGGATTTCGCGTTGGGTGAGTTCCGATGGTGCACCACAGCATGGGCAGGTTGGCTGGGGCTTGAAAGCAGCAAAGCAGACGGGACATGTGCGTACTGTTGGCGCGGGGGCATTGTCGCGCTGACGGCGTGGTTTGCTGTCTAGGGACCATGTACGGAGATCGTCCGGCCAACCATGGCGGTGAATGTTGCCGACGTGATCAAGGACGATCGCGTTGGCTTTGTCCGGGGCAGGGCGAAGGATGCGACCAATCTGCTGCAGGTAGAGGCCAAGGCTGGCTGTTGGTCGCAAGAGGATGGCGGCTGTGACGGCTGGAACGTCAGTGCCTTCGGAGATCACGTCCACGGATGTGAGCACTTGGATGGCGCCGGAGGCAAGGTCTTTGAGCTGCTGATCACGCTGCGCGATAGGGGTGGTGCCAAGGATGGCTTGAGATGAGAAGCCAGCGGTGCGGAATTGTGCGGCGACGTTTTCGGCATGAGCGGTGGTGCAGCAAAAAGCAATAGCTGGCGCACCATGGCAGATGCGGCGGTAGTGGTCGATGGCATCACCAGTGATGGATGGTTTGTCCATTGCTGCGGCGGTGGCATCAGAGGCGAAATCACCAGCGCGGGTTGGGATGTCGGATAGATCAGCCACCTGCGGAGGCGCGTAGAGCTTGAATTGGGCTAGGTAACCGGCTGCTGTGAGATCAGCAACGGTTGGACCATGGACGATACCGTCGAAGTTATCGCGCAGGCCACGGCCATCAAGGCGTGCTGGGGTTGCGGTGACACCAAGACGGAGGGCGTCGGGCCAGTGCTCGAGGATGCGGTTCCAGGAGCCGGCGGCGGCGTGGTGCGCTTCATCGATGATTAGCAAATCTGGGGCTGGGGTGTCCTCGAGGCGACGGATGAGCGTTTGCACCGATGCGACCTGAATTGGTGCAAATGTCGCAGGTGTGCCAGCAGCAATGATGCCGTGGTCCACGCCTGCTTGGGTGAGCTTGCGTGATGCCTGGGCGATCAGCTCACGGCGGTGAACAAGGATGGTGACCGACAGGTTGCGCTGCGCCATGGCAGCGGTGATGAAGGTAAAAACCTGTGTCTTGCCTGCACCGGTCGGCATGACAAGGAGTGGAGCGCGATGACCGGCGGCGTAGGCGCGGCGAAGGTCAGCGACGGCTGCCTCCTGATAGGGCCGCAGTTGCATAGGGTTGCAGTAGGAGCGCCAATGGTATAGGATGCGCGAGCCCAACGCAATGCTATGGACAACGAAAGCTACCACCGCCACCCGGCGGTTTCTAAGAGCCGCTTGGATTCGATCGCACGCAGCCCCTTGCATTATTGGGCCAAGCATCTGGATCCCAACCGCTGGCCAGCGGAAGCACCAACGCCGGCCATGGTGATCGGATCAGCCGTGCATACCAGTGTGTTGGAGATTGATAAGTGGGATGCCACCTACGCGGTGACACCTGCTGGCATCAACCGGCGCACCAATGCAGGAAAGGCTGAATGGGATGTGTTCACGACGGCTGCGGGCACCCGCACCGTGATCAGCCGTGAGGATGCCGACCTAGTTGGCAAGATCACCGAGGGTGTCTTCAAGCATCCTGCTGCCAGTAGTTTGCTTGGCTTGCCGGGCAAGGCTGAATCCAGTCTGTTCTGGACGGATGCGGAGACTGGCCTCGAGTGCAAGTGCCGACCTGATTATCTGTTGGATGATGGCAGCACCATTGTTGACGTTAAAACAACGGAAAGTGCCAGTCCTGCAGATTTTATGCAATCGATTGCAAAATGGCGTTACCACGTCCAGGCTGCATGGTATTTGCATGGTGTTGAACAAGCAACAGGCAAACGGCCTGAGCAATTCGTATTTTTGTGCGTCGAAAAGCGCCCTCCGTTCGCATGTGCTGTTTACGTTGCAGCACCAGAAATGGTAAAGATCGGTTGGGACACTGCTCGAGCAAACCTAAACCGCCTTGCTGAATGCATGGCAGCGGATGCATGGCCTGGTTACAGCGACCAAGTGGAGCTGATCAACCTACCGGCATGGATGCGGCCTAAGGCTGATGGCACGACCATGGGCCAGCCACCTGAAATTGAGATGTACTGATGACCAACTCCTCCTTGACCACGACCAGCAACAACTCAGTGTTCTCTGGCATCCAAGCTTTCGAGGATGCGCAACGGATTGCTAAGGCATTGGCCAGTAGCACGCTGATTCCGACTCAATTCCAAGGGCAGCAAGGCTTTGCCAATTGCCTTGTGGCGCTCGAGATTGCAAATCGGATGAACATCAGTCCATTTTTGGCGATGCAACATTTGCATGTGATCCATGGGCGACCAAGTTGGAGCAGTAGTTTCATCATTGCAATGGTGAACGGTTCCGGCCGCTTTACGCCATTGCGATTTGAGATGAGCGGCGAAGGCGATGCTATGGCGTGCTTTGCTGTTGCTACTGATGTCAAGTCTGAGCAAGAGTTGAAGGGGCCAACGATCACGATCGCAATGGCCAAAAAAGAAGGGTGGTTTTCCAAAAATGGATCTAAGTGGCAGACAATGCCTGAGTTAATGATTCGTTATAGGGCTGCTGCCTTTTGGGGCCGGCTGTATGCTAGTGATTTGCTGCTTGGCATCCAGTCTCAAGAGGAGGTGGTTGATGTTGAACTTGTCAATGTTTCCACCAACCTTGATGAGTTGAATGCAAAGATCCAGCCGCCCGCCGCTGCCACTCCGGTGGTGCAAGCCGCCCAAGAGGTAGTAGATGAGCTCTTCTGAATTTTTGACTGATGTGCAACTTGCTGAGCGGTGGCATGTCCACCGCCAGACATTGATCCGATGGCGTTCCCTTAATAAGGGTCCGTCTTATTCAAAGATCAACGGTCGCGTGCTCTACCCCTTGGCCGAGGTGGAGCAATTTGAAAAGGCCAACACCATCACCCACGAACAACCATGACTTTCAAAGCTAACGGCGCACTGTTCAAGAATACGCCTGAGAAATTGCAGGAACGTTTCAAGGATCGCTACGACCCAAATCGTAATTATCCTGGCTATGACGGTGTGTTTAGCATCAAGGAAGAGGACCGGATGGCATTTGCCAATTATGTGATGAATGCGGCGCCGAATGATCGGGGTGAAATCCCGGTGAAGATTAGCGGATGGCCCAAGCAGTCAGGTGCAGGGCAGACTTATCTGAGCCTTGCGTTCGAGCCTGACTTTAAGACGCTGAAGGCATTGCAAGAGGCGGAGGTACTGGGTCAAGCGACCAGCAACCTTGCTGCAGCAACTGGTGGGACTGAATTGTTCTGATTGGTGATGGTAGGACCCGTGCAGGAAACTGACACGGGTTTTCTTTTGTAAACCTTTGCAACAAACCCATTGGGCCGCACTGGCGGTGTACTACCTTAGGTTCATGCCCAAACCAGGGCACCACTGAAACACATGCAAGCAACTGTCCTGCCAAGCAATTATGTTGTTCCAATTGTTTCAACCAGTTGGAGCACATACAACATGACTCGAAATAATCGCGGCGGCCAACGCATTGCGCCCCTGTGGAGATTCAACCTTGGTCAAAAAGTTTATGTTCGTAACTGGTCATCTAAAGATGTTCTGTACATTAAAAGCAGAGCTGAAGGTCAAACCTGGCCGCATTACATCTGCCACAATGTAGCAGGTGATTGCTTTATGCTTTCTCAACTTTACCTGTCCTCCAAGGTAATTGAAACGCGATGAAGCCATTGCGTGAACGCATTGCTGATTTAATCAGTAGTAACAGTCTTTATGAACAAGGTTGCCAAGATGAACGGCGGCACATCAAGACGCTTCTTAAAGTGCGAATGGATGAGCTACACCACAATTCAGTGGCATGGCAGGAATGCCGCAATCTGTTGTTTCACCTAAAAGAAAATGAAACCCCATCAACTTGACCTGCAACGCACCACCATGATGGAAGCGTTATATGCCAAAAGCGGTCGCGCTGACTTGCCCAAGGGTGACCCGTTGCGCTCCACCTACACCGGTCTATGGCAGGAGTTCTGCGCCGACATCGGCCCCAACTTCAGGGATGCCGACTACGCGCAGCTCCATGCTGACGTGTGCCAAGCCATGGATGAAACCAATTCCGTGATGACGCAGAAGCAGGCGCAGCAAGCAATTGCTATCTGCCGCCGTTACCTGCTGGGGAAGTGGGCATGAGGCGCTTCCTACTGCTGCTGGCGATGCTTGCGGCACCAGCCCAGGCCCGCACTGTCACCGCCACGGTCTACGACGGCTGGTATCACAACAGGGCCGACGCCTGCGGTGGCACCTACCAGCACTGGGGCATCAGCGCGGCGCATCCATGGATCCCGTGCGGCACCCGTGTCCGCGTCACCCACCAGGGCCGCAGCTTGGTGGTGCCGATCACCGACCGTTGCGACTGCAACTCGATCGACCTGTCAGCAGGTGCTGCGTATCGCTTACGCGTACCGCTGGATGGGGTAGCAAAAGTTGGGATTTCTTACTGATGGTCGCTGACACCTTCACCGCCGGCGGGCTGCGCATCGAGCGCCGCCATGACCGCTGGAATGGCACCAGCTACATGGCCTGGAAGCCCCACGTCTCGATGCTGTTCACCGACACCAAAGAGATGCTGCGCTTCATTGGCTGGCCTCGCAAGACACCTACGGGTGATGCGCTGCGGGAATGGCTCACGGACACCATCGCAGCGCCACTCGAGGCACCCGCAGCAGAGGCCAGTGGGTTTGGCCCTGATCCTGAAGACCCTAACTACCAAACCAAAACCATTATATGAATTGCCCTAAATGCGATCATGATTCAGTATTTGTTTTGCAATCAAATACTATGAAGCCCAATCATACAACACGTCAGCGCGAATGCAAAGATTGTAAACACAAGTGGTTTACAATTGAACTTGAAGTTGCTTCATGGGCTGTTGGATGGGAAAAGCTAAGGTCTGGCTTTGGTGGCAAGCCAACACTGCGTGTTCCGGTATTGCTTTTTTATGGTGATGAAGATGAATGATCTTGTAAATCATCCTCCACATTATACGAGTGGAAAATTTGAAGCAATTGATGTTATTGAAGATGCAATTTCCAGTGCTCCTTCTGATATTGTTTGCGGCTACCTTCAAGGTCAAGCCCTTAAGTATCTGCTTAGAGTGTGGCTAAAGGGTGCTCCACTCGAGGATGCACGCAAAGCTCAATGGTACATCAACCGTCTTATCACTCATCTTGAACCATGAACGCTCCATTCCTGTCCTGGCTTGAAAATGCTGCAATTCGTTTTTTGATTAGCAGCCCCCGCATCAGCATGGTGCATGTAAAGCAACATGGCACCACGGCGGTTTATGGCGTCAAGGATAGGGATGACCCTACCAATGCTGGCATCTGGGAAACGGACAATACAGAGCCAGCATCACTGCAACTTGAGCGTTTATATCACGCGCCTTCATTTGGTAGAAAAGATGATTAACCTATACAATGGTCGTGTAATTATCCAGCGTAATTCTTTAGCAGAAAATTGGACTGCAAGAATTAAGCTGCCCCATTGTGATCCGGTTACGGTTGACCTTGGCACATCAGATTTAACGGCAGCGTTTATTTGCGCTCAATACAATTATTTGGCATTGTACAGCGGTAAATCAGTAGAAGAAATCTGGGGATCATATCAAGGCAAACCTAAGTGCTGGTCTTGCATTCACTGGACACCAAGATCTGATGCATGTAGCCTTGGTTTTCCTGAGGCGCAAACCAACAAGGGTCGCTACGCTAGGAAATGCTCACTGTATGAAGACGATGGAACGGAAGACGCTGGACCGCCTTGAGCGCGGTGAAACACGCTGGATTGATGTGGTTGAGGGCGATGACGGGATGC